ATATATTTCAGGGCTGTTGTGAAACCTGTAATCTTAGTTGCTCCCCCAAAAACAAAGAAACCTTTGATTAGATTTCCAATTTTTAAGAACATGGGCATGAGCCAGTTTAGAAATGATTTTATGCCTAAGCCAAATGAAGCAAGTTTCATTCCTTTGCCAAAGCCAAGAAGAGTTTTCAACCATTTCCAAATGAAAATAAAGAATTTATTTAAGGGCAAGAAAGGAAGAAACATCAATAAAGCAATTCCAAAATCCTTCATGAATTTCTTTACTTTACCAAAGAAATTGAGAGCAGTATTTTGATTCTCATCTTGTTTCTTTGACATGTTGTCTAAGAGAATATTTGTAGCAGCAACAGTTCCTGCTGCTAGGGCAAGTGAACCTGCTCCTCCTGCAAATGATTTTAACTTTCCGTACTTTTTTCCACCACCAATTTCAGAACGTGCAATGGGAACAGCACCTACAGTTCTTGCACTTGCATTTGCAGCATTCATTTCACTCATGGCCTGCATTTGAACAATGCCTGCATTTTTTACTTTTGCAGTAAGTATATCAATCGCTTCACCCTCTACATTTGCTGCTTGTGCTGCTTCTAATTCTGCTTCTGCCATTCCCAAAATTTGGTCTTTTGCACTAAATGCTGCACTTGCAGATTTTTGTAATGAAAGTACTAATTTTTGATTTACTGTTGTAGCAGTATTTGCAGACTTGTTCCAAGCAAGAAATCCAAAGACTAGAGTGCCAATTTGAGCAGCAAATGTCATTACAAAACCGATGAGCATTAAAAGAGGACCAATAACTATTGCTATACCTGTTGCAATTGCTGCCCATGGTCCTTTTAAAGTAGTTAGTTTCTTGTTGAGTTCATCAAGATATGATGTTACTCTATTTATCAATTCACCTATTGGTGTGAACTTGATAAGATAATCACCAAATGCAACTCTAGTTCTTTCAATGCTATCTCTTAATTCATCCCATGAACCTGCTACTGTTTTTAGCCATTCAGCAGTATATTTTTCACGTTCTGGAGTAGAAACAAGTTTGAGTAATGCTTGTGTAAGTTGTGTTTCACCTACAACTTCACCTCCAAGACTTTCCATCTTCTTGAGGTATTTGCCGCTCATTCCTGTCACTGCTTCTAACTGGTCAAGCAGTTCTTTGCCTCCCATTGCTCTAATTGTCTTGATGTCAATTTTTCCACCAAGTCTTAATTTTTCTAAAGCATTGAGCGCTGAGCCCATTTTTTCAGGGTCAAATAGAAGCGCTTTACCAAGCAGCATTATTTTGTCTGTTGTCTCTTCAGTATTATAGCCCATTTGCAATAAACGTTGAGAATATTGATATATTTCTTTTTGACTAAAAGCACCATGAACTTTCTTTTCTAATTCTCCTAAACTTCCAAAAAACTCTTCTGCTGTTTGTTTTGAGTCTTTTTGACTTTCAATAAATGTTCTTAATTTTAATTGTAGAAGTTCGATTTTAGAGGCAGCAACAACAGAAGTAGTAGCTAGTGCAGCAACAGGAGCACCTAAATATAAAGACACTCTCTTGCCAAAATGTTCGACTCCTGAGCCTAATTCTCTTAAACCACCAAAGACATCACGACTTTGCTTCTTGACTTCTTCCATTCGTTTAGTAAGATTACGAAGAGGACTATCATCAATGTCAAAACCTATCTTGTGGAAAAACTCAGTTAGAAGCATCTTGTTTGTCCTTGATTTTATCTAATGCTTTTTTCTCTAAATGATTCTTAATATCTAATGAAGCAATCATTCTAAGAGCATCATCAAGAGAATAATAAGTTTCAAGTTCTTTTAATGTAGCAATCTTTTCAAGAACCAATCTGAAAACAATGAACTCTTCAGCAAAATCAGGGTCTATTATCAAGTCACTAAATTCGCTTGATGGGGAATTTTTGATAAAGACATCTTCAGCAACTTCCCTGATTGTTTTAAGACTTACTCCGTTTTCATTGAATCCGTCGGTGTTATCTTCGTAGAGTCTGTTGATTCTTCCTTGTTCATAGAGGACCGTCTCCTTCTTTTCACTGTCTCTAGTTTTGAAGTAACACCGGGAACTAAAAAATTGTTGACCTCAACAACGAACTTGAGCACTTCAAACAAGTGCATATAGTCACCAGTGAAACATTCATCGAACATTTCGCCTGTGTTGATAAGTTTTCCATCTTGTTTCGTTGTTGATAGAATTTTCACGACCAGTTCAATGGCCGAGTCGTCTAACGTAGCAAGGGCTGCAGTAATGTCTTGGTCTGCTAAAGGCGCAATGTATTTTAGAACTTTAGCAGCAAGTTTCAACGCTTCTCTTGCTGGAATTTGAGTTACTTCGTAACTCTTTCCATCGAGTACTTTTGTTTGTGTTTTGCAGGCCATGTTATCCCTTTCTCTGAGTTAAATAGCCTTGGTTAGAAAGCCCTTAGCCTGCCAACCATGGAATCCTATGGTCAACAGGCTAAGGTATGCTAGACGATAAACTAGATAGGCTCGTGTTTACAAATTTGGTGTATTGCCACCTGTGAACATATTCAAATCAGTTAGGAAAACTTTCCATTCACGATTTGTAGCTGATTTAGAACCTTCAACCTTTGCCATTCTTTTGATGTAGCCCATTGCTGAGAACATTTTAGTACGTCCGAGGATGTCAGTCAATGAAAAAGGCTGAACACCAGTACCAGTCTGTTCGTCAACAAGGGTATAAGCAGCAAGAATGTCATTTGAAGCACTAGACTGAAGCAGTGTAAATGTTGCTGTTCCAGTTCTATTGTTCGACTTGACACGAGTTACTTCACCATCAGCACCAATGACTTCAGAAAAAATGTCTTCATTTCTTTCTACGTCAATAAAGGTGCCGTCAGCAAAGCCAGAAATAGGAGATATCCCATAAATCAGGATAATCTTCTTTGGGTCAACAGTATATAACATAGACTCTCCTTGAAAGTAGTGGTGGCTTGTTTAGAGCCACCACAAGTTTATTTAAGCAGTTGTAACGACACCGTTAATCGTAACAGCATGAATTGCACCAGAAAGATAGAACGTGAACTTGACGTTGTTCAGTATTCTATTATTCCGGTCATTTGCAGAAACAGTAGAGAACAGAGGCGCTGTTACTTTGTAACCACCAATTGTGTTCCCTTTCGAATCGTTCTGAAGAGCAGTGAGCCCTCCAACTGCAATTCCTTTTTCACCAGACTTCTGGATTGCAGCAACGATTGAATTGATACCACCATCATCATAAGGAACTTTAGAAGCTTGTGACAGTACTGAGAACACGTTTGCTTGTATGTCAGCAACAATGTAGTCAATAAAGACAATAACATCATCCCATTCCCCATCACAAGTGTTGCCCTGTTCAATCATATTGATACCAGCAACATAGATATTGATGTTAGCATTCTTGGCTTCAGCATTAGTAACCTGTGTTCCTGTGAGAACATCAGTTGAAACTGTTGCCAATGTCTTAAACTTCCCTGTCCAAGAACCAGGAGTAAGAGGAAGAACTTTGCCAAGATAACCTGCATCAATGTAATCGATATCAGCAGATTCAGAATAAAGAACTTTAGAACGAGCATAACCAGCAGACTGACCTGCACATGCAAGAGACGGACCAGTTGCACTCAAGTCACTTGTTTTGCTAAGGTCGACGATGTTGCCATCAGATGAACCCATAGCAGCAAATTTCTTATTTGCTTCAACCCAAGTCTGAAAATCTAACTGGAGTTGTTTTGCTGTATCATTCGTTACATGACCTGCAGAAGTAACTGCTGAAGACATAGCATCAACAAGCAATGCACCATACCACTCATTGTTTTCAGTTGCAACAGCCGTAAGAGCTGCAGTAACTGTTTCAGTGCCGTAATTAAAAGCAGCAATCACTTTCGTTGCGGCACCAATGCAATTACTCAAGTCGAAATCGAATTTCAATGCTGTTCCATTTGCAGGAACAACAGTGATTGTCGTTGAAGTTGAAAGAGTCGTGTAAACAGAAGTCAGAGCAGCCAACTGAGTTGAAAGAGCAGTAATCGTTCCTGCCAAATCAGTTGCCAATAAAGTATCATAGGCGACACCATTGAGAATCGTAGTAATCTTTCCACCAGTCATTGTTCCACTAAATGTAAGAACAATAGGAGTAGAAGTAACTGTTACGACCATTGTGCCAGTCTGACTTGTAACAGAGATGTCAGAAACTGAAATTGGTCTTGCTGTAGAGGCTGAAATGTTTATGACTGTTGCGCCATTTGTATAGGCACTTGCATTATAATCAGCAGTTAGACCAGTAGCAGTTTCAATTGCTGTTGCAACATCGCCTAAAGTTGTTGCCAAATCAATGTGATAAGCAACAGAGATAGGTATGTCATTAACAGTCACTAAGAACGTTCCTGCTGTGTATGTTCCCTTGAACCAGATGTGCTTGGAAACAGCATAGCAAGAAACAGCTATTTCATTGACAGCAGGTGACTGAGCAACAATAGCAAGGGCCATCCCATAAGTAATGTTGCCAGCTCCACCACACAAATCAAGAGCCAAAGTAGCGAGGTCACTTGTGTCATAGAATCTGATACGGTCCGTGAAGTTCGTATCAGGTGACAGCAAGTTAATCACTGAAAAACTTGGCTGAGTGATGGCCTGTGTCTCTTTTGTAATTGTTACGTTGACAATATCGTTTAAAGACATTGAGACACTCCTTTATTGAGTTGTTACTGAAAGAGGTACTAAAATATCGACACCATCATGCGTATTCTTAATAGTCCCATCACCATTGACTTCCAGAATAGTCTTGGCAGTGGTGTCTGTAGGGCCGCCATAGGTGTCATCATAACTTGTCCTACAGTTGATATATCCAATCGCTTTTTGAACGTAATGGTCTTGTTCTGTAAATGAAACATCCTTTACTGGGTCCCAATCAAGAATTATGACATCAGCATTAAAGAGTGCTTCTGTGTTAGTTGTTCTCCACAATGTATTGAGCAATGTAGAAAGAGTACTTGTTGCATCAGTTGTGCCAAAGAGCATAATAGAAACCATGAAATCTTGTGTGAAATAGATAGTTCTATAATCATTATTATCAGGGCCATGGTCTTCAGGTGTTGAACCAGTCTCTGTTGAAATAGTATCAATATGCAATACAAGATATGGGCGCTGCGGCTGAGGAGCATTCTGGTGTCTCCAAATAGCAGGAACACCAGACATAGTTGTAGCCCATGTCCAAATTGCATCTTCTACTGCTGACCAGTCTCTACTCATTGCGGCACCTTACTTACAAGAGCCCAATAATTTGGGCGTATAGAATTTCCCCATCTCTTAACATGAGCAACTTCATAATCTTCTCCAAACAGTTTAACTCTGTCTGGATTCGTTGATTTATCTGTAACTTTCAAGTTCACAGTCCTTAAATGGAAATCTGTGATAAGAACATAAGAGTCACTATTTCTTCTTGATTCTTCTAAAACTTCTAAGTCTCTGCCATCTGCTGGTTGAACTGTTGAATAAAATGTATATTCTTTTGATGTTCCTTCAGACCAGCGTCCTTTGACAAATTCTCCTGCTCCATAGCGCTCTACTGTTAGTTTCTGTCTTGGAATCATACTGTTTCAGTCTTCTTGTCTACAGGAACTTCTTTCTTTCCTGCTCTTTCCATTACTATATATGTGACAGAATTCTTCATGGCCCCAGTGTCAATGAGAGGTTTTGATGAACCTTTTGCTAGAATAGTTGCTGCGCTTAATGGGGGCTCTTCGACATCATCAATAGCCTTTTGGATATTCCCAACCATGAATTCACCCATTAGTTCCAGGGAGTTTTTCACAGTTCGTTTACCAGTCATTACTTCTGTTGAGAACCTCTTAGATAGTTGCCCTAACTTCTTTTTGTTTTGATAGAGTGCTGGTTGCATAAAAGGTCTTGCAGGAATGGTGACAGAATTACCACGACCAGCCCTTGTTGTTCCAAATTCGTGAACTGCTGCAATAGTAGCTATAGTTGCCATGTCAGAAGCAGGTTTATGTCCAGAGCCTTCTGTTGTCGGTTTTCCTGGTTTCTTTTCTCCAG